ATAGGGCTGATATCATCCCCATCTTGAATTAGCATACACGCAGTGCCGACACATAAATCTAGAAGAAACTCACCCATAGCCAAATCAAACTTGGACTGCTTCATTATGCTAAACATCAAGTCGGTATAGCTGTCCAAAATTCGTTGTAACTGCATTTTATCTGCCTCCGGAAACTGGTCACCGGGTACTAGTCGGCACCAGTTTCTCTGGGGAGGAAACAGGCTTGATTGAATACGATTGGCAAATCGAGCGGTTGAATGTATGGCAGTAGAATCAAACACACGCTTCATTTTATTCTGGCCGGGTACATCTCCCTCATAATAGCCGTCATACAAGTTTCTCATGGGTAGCGCATACTCATAGGCTTCCTCATAAATTGAGCGCCAATGCTCCTTGTGCGTCTGAGATATCTTGTATCGTTTTTTTATTTCAGTTGTTTCTAACGCTGCCATTATGCTTGCCTATGTCGTTTTGCAAAATTCCTAGCCGCCTCTACGGACCCGAACCCCCATGCTTTGAGAGCTAATGCTTTGCGAGTTGGGCGACCCTTTTCATCTTTCATAGGGCCTTTCATCCCGGCAAAACGTGCCGCAAACGAAACTCTGCGAGGAGATGTCCCAGAAGATAAGGGCCGTTTAAGGTTCGAGCCTTCGGTTCTCTTGAAGTGTTTACGTCCAGCTTCATTCAAACCGCCCTTTGGATTCTGAAATCGTTTAGCTACCATTAGCCTTCTTGCTGTACTTCTTCGCTGTTTTTTTCCGCATCGCTGCTGTCTTGCTGTTGGCCTTCTTTGCTGTCGGCCTTTTCTTCATCCCGTACATTTGATTCCTCTCTATGCTTTGGGTTTCTTACAAATCTACGCATTTACTCTTGGGTTTCTTCCATACCCTAAATTCGTTTGAGTGTTGGTTTGTCTTTCAGAGCTGTAAAGTTGAGCCATATCATCAATGCCCGGTTGCATGAGTAAACTCAAACCACCGCGTCTTGCATTCTGACTTGCGGCAATAGCAGCTTTTGCCTCGCGCTCTTCAGCCGCAACTCTGGCTTCATCTCTCTTCAACGCTTGTTCAGCGACTAGATTTCTTTGCGGTCGCCTCGGCCTAGAACCAAATAAACTACCCATCGTATAACCTCGCATACATCCAATAGTCCGAGCCTTCCGGTCCGTATCGCTCAAGAAGACCCTCACGATTAAAGTAACAACGATTTGCCCATCTGTCAGCCAGACCGTTCGACGAACAGACAGTGATTTGTAGTCTTTTTAGCTTCATTTTTTTAGGAACGTAGTCAAAAAATCGCAATGCAGCACGATGAAACAAGACTGTTTTTTGGCGAATATGCCTCGATGGAATGAGCCAAGCCTCACCGACACCACTCCAGAGCTGGTAAATGCCAAACATACCTAGCACACGACCATCAACAATCGCTGTATAAGCAATGCCATGCGTCGCATACGCATTCAAATAATCTTGAAACCCATCAAATACATGAACAGTTCGAGCATCAAACTCGTTGAGTTCAATCATTTGCAGATGGATTGGCCTCCAATCAATGAGTTTCTGCCGGGGATAATCAAGCTTCATTACACGGTGAAGCTCATCAACCGAAAACATCAAATTCCAATACCTTTGCTTGTGTTGGTTTGCTCATGAACGGGGTAGCTGACTTGGTCATAATCTTATGCTCCGAGCCAAGTAGACAATACCCGGCAGCATCCCCAACGTGGGAATGTTCATTTTTATTCGGGCTATCTTTAAAACGCTCGTGTCCAGCTCCTACCGCAACCCTCTTGTAATGATACCCACCGCCTAAAGACTTGCGAAGCTTGTAGCAATTCCGATTAATCATAAACCCCGGCTTGCCATCTATCAGCCGTCCCATTGGAATTGCCAGCGCCTCTCGTCTCGTTCTAAAGGCATTAGTTGCCGTAGGCCGGGCAAGAAGGCCATGCGTTTTCAAATGGTCAAATGCGGTTGTCTCGAATATCTGGTCACGCTGCATACCAGCCGGGTCACCCCAAATCATAAACTCATAGCCACTAAAGCGAGCCTCTAGGTCCGCTTTGAGCAAACTACAGAACCGCTCTAGCCCCATCTCTTCGGTAACAATCTCATGCAAAACGTGCCAGCGATTATTGGGTAATCTCTGAGCAAATACCGCTGCTGGTGTTAATCCAAAGTCTAATCCCACATGAACTGGCACACCCGGTTCGGGCTGTACGTCAGCTACCATCATTGCATCATTATACTCAGGCCAGACCGGGCGCCCTTCTTGAACAAACGTATATTTACCCTCCGCATAGCACTTTATCCAATCAAGATTTTTACCGCCTAAAAGCTGGTCATAATATCCTCTGGGTAGGTTTTTAAGATTCTCGGCACTAGGGTTCGTCATCCACCATTTGCCGGCCTGATGCGTATATCCTTGTGCTTCGGGCATTTCTTCGGGCAATTCCTCCAAAGGAACATCAATTACCCCGGCTGGCTGGCGGAAAAAATCCCACCCAAAGCGACCCGTCGGACGCTCCTTTTCCGATAAACGATAATACCAGTGGTCATCATCCATCGGGTTGGTATCCATAATCACACCGCGCCACGTAGGTCCACCATCCGCTCGAGAAGGATAACGACCAACGCGGTGCGTCAGCCCATCAATAACTGCCTTGGGCAACTCCCGGCACTCATTGACCCACGCTCCGGTAAGCTCTAAAGACAACAGCTTGCGAGTATCTTTGGGGTCATCCAGTGCCAGAAAAATCACCTCCATATCAATCCCGGCAGCACCATCTCTGGGAGGCAGTTTGATATGATGCGTGATAGGAGGCGCATACTTCACCGGACCCCACGTATTCTCCGGCAATAACTCCAGCCATGTCTTCAACGTAGTTGTTCGCAACATCGGATGGGTATTACGAACAATCGCAAACCTCGTATACTTAATTCCATCTCTCGGGCTCGGCTTTTGCTGTACCGCCCGACGGAATATCTCCGCGCAACACGCATAGCTCTTACCCGAACCCACCGGACCCATTAGACCGCGAACAAACGCCCGGCTATTGAAAAACTGAGCAACCGTCGGACTGCTGCTAAAATCAAGCTTTAATCCCTTCATCGATTTATTTGCCGTCACTCTCACTCTCTCCTTCCGGCATTACCATCTCAATGCTCACAACACTCGGCTTGTCAATCTGCTTCTCCGAATCCAGCAACCCGGCAGACTTCGATAACATCTGTAACACCCGGACCTTATCAATCATCTCAACTTCTATCTGGTCACCTCCCTTGCCGGGAGTAACCTTAATCTTCTTGATAGCTGTCAAAGCATGGTCCGGAATATCATCCAGCTTTTTTAACGTCACCGTCCCATCATCATTGATATCAACAACATCGGTTATCTTCGAGGAACCTAAACGCAATAACTCCTCGGCTAACGCATCCCTATTATCATAAATAATCGAGCTGCCCTTCAGCCTCTTGTTTATCTCACCCATCGCAAAACGAGGACGAGGCGGTACCTTCTGCCTAGACATCACCCCAAACATCACCCTTCTTCTGCTCATCAGCAAAAATATTCAACCGGACCTTCATAGAACCATCGGATTGGCGAACCGGGATAGGCAAACTGTTCAACTCCATCGCACTTACCTGACCACTATCCCGGTCTACAAATGCCGTCCCTAACGTCTGCCAGAAACTCTTCTCTTCGCCATCCTTCGTGTAAATTATTTTCTGCTTCACCTTCATCATTTCGCTTTTCCTTTCTCAGATTTCTTCGGACGACCACGCTTCTTAGAAACATCCTCCTTGGGCTTGTCCTGTTTTTTCTTTAAGTTCGGATTCAAATCGTATAAATGTGGCATGACTAAAACTCCTTTTTGAAAAATGCCAAAATATTTTTGTGTGGTACCACACGTATATTGCGGATACCGGGGGGGTAGGGGGTCGGTTTTTGTTTGCACGGATTATTCTGTACACATACCAACCGAACGATTTGTAGTTGTACATCAAGCATTCAACTTCTTTCTTGAGATAGTTTGTTTCAACATATCCATAGGCTCCATAGGCTTGGCCTGATTGTTCTTCCGGGCTATGAAGTACTGTAAGCTATGAGGTGGTTGCTTACTCTTCTTGAATAGATACTCCAGTAGCTTGTCTGCATCTTGAATAAATGTATCAACTTCGTATCCCATCTTCAACAACTCTTCTGCTAGGTGTTCTTGTCTGAGGTCATGTCTGAACCCTCGACCCCATCTCTTATGCACGAGTTGCGAGTACTGACTGCACAGTCTTCTACAATCATTCTTACTTATCTCTTTATCTATAGTTCTATTATGGTGTTTACTCACAAGCTGTACCTTGTCAACTTGTACAAGCTGGGGCTTGTCGCTTGAGTCTTTATCCGACAAGCTGGGGCTTGTATTTTGAAAGTTATCCACAGGCTTTATTTCTGTTATTTTAGTCTTTTGTTGTTGTCCTTTTGCGCCTTTTTGTACGAGCTTGATTGTTTCATTGACGGCTTCTTGTTCCTCTTCCTCTTGTAGATGTTGTCGGTTAGCCCAAGCGGTTGCATCTTTGTATGACATATTGGGGTCGAATATAATACGCCACAGAGCGCCTTGTTTGCCGTATGGCTTCCTATTGTCTTCTTTACGTAGCTTTTCGATGTAGCCCCATTGTACGAGCTTTCTGAAGTGTTGTGAGATAGCTTGCTGAGATATGTTTACATCTTTGGCTATGGTGCGTTGATTAACCCAGAAGGTAGCGGTGTATCCTTTTGCGTGTGAGCAACAGTACGAGAGAATAAAGAATGTCATCGGGTACTGAGCAAATCGGAGGTCGCGTGTTGCTCTCCCGGGTATCACTGAGACGGGTCCGGGGCTTTGTCCGTTACCGTGACCGTCTGGTGCATCTCTGATAGGGTCGGGTGTAAGCTTACTCTTCTGCATCAGCCAGTACACTCCCCGTCATCTGCTTGACACAGATAAGCTTCGTTATCAAAAATCCAATCGCGTTGATTATTTACGAACCTTACGAGCGATTTATAGGTTCTATTTTTATGGAACGAGCCACCTGTCAATTCTTCCATGTTGCTCCACCATTGCATACGCTCTGGGTATTCTCTTATCATTGCCGATAAAGTGGCTTCCGATTTGAGAAAGCATCCATCACAATTACCAGAGCCTTTCATAATCTTTAAATCAAATGGTTGTTGTTTCCAAAACTCATTAACATTTCTCACAGTTTCTTTTGCAGTAGCTATTGGGTACCAATTTTTCCATCTGTTATCATTTGATTGCTTTATTCTTTTTGGTTCATCAGCTCTAATGCCGACTGTGTTAGTCCATCTTTCCCAACCGCTGTAAACTAGGAATCGTTTGATGGTTTTTACTTTTAACTCCTGAGTACAATAACGCATATTCTGATTAGGTAAAAATTTATTAGATGACTTACTATCAATCATCTCCATAAATGGTTTACCATCTAAACTTACGCAGTTATGGTTTACTTCTACATACTTCGGTTTGTCTTTTCTGTATTCGAGCCAGCGAATATTTACATTCCATCTATGTTGTATTTCTTTAACGAACTCTATCGTTCCTTGCATCTCCCGTCCGGTGTTAGCAAAGGCAACAACAACGTCATCACGCAACCCATCGTTAGCCACAAGAATTTGATGAAGCATATATGCAGATGTTCTGCCACCTGAGAGGCTGATAAGTACGTTGCCCTCTGGCAATTTGTATGAGTCACTCTTCTGCATCACTCAACACCCAGCCTTTGCCGTCGCAGACTTCACAATCAAATAATTTATCGATGAGGGAGCCTCCAAACTGATAGTCCGGGACTCCGACGGCTGCATAATATTCCCCGGCACCAGCACAGTTTTCGCACAATACATGGTCATCGATGTAGCCTCGCTTATCGAGTACCAGCTCTTGGTAGGACATATGCGGTTTCTTTTTCATAGGCTCACCGCTTTGATAGTCTCGCCAATCTTCTGCGCTATTTGTGGCACTATTGCATTGCCTAGTCCTCTAAGTCTGTCCACCCTTCTGGGTATCCCATGAGCCACTCGACCCACGTCGGGTTCAAACTCCCAGCCTTGTCCTGTTCCGAATAATGCACCGCATCTTTTAGTTTCACTCCCCACCGTACTCCGTCCTTGTTCTTCCGAGAATACGAGCCGTTCCGAATTTCTACATTTTTGACCACTCCTCCCTCGATATCCGACACGCGAGGTGTCGGCCATAATCTTACTGCTCCACCTAGCGTCGTTCCGCGTTTGGTTCCAATCGTTTTTCCCTTGCCCCGAACTTGTGGATTGTCCTGAGTCGTTGCTGTAGGCCACAATCCAGATTCGTTGTCTTCGATGTGGAGCATTGACGGATACAGCTCCAATACAAAATGTTTGGACCCGGTAATTGGCTTTACTTTCCAAGTCAGATAACACTTTGTTGAGGCCCAAGTTGATGTGTCCAACAACATTTTCGCAAACAATCCAAGTGGGTCGTTTTGCTTGAATAATTTTGAATATTTCCGGCCAGATATGGCGGTCATCTTTCTCGCCTCGTTGCTTGCCGGCAATACTAAAGGACTGACAGGGATATCCGGCTGTGAGGATGTCACAGTCTGGAATAAGTCCATCTGGGTCATTAACTAACTCCTTAACATCTTCTGCTATCGGCACATCAGGCCAATGCTTTGCTAAAATCTTTCTGCTCCACGGCTCAATATCGCAAAATAAAACTGGCTTGGACAAACCAGCCCATTCAAACCCAAGCGCAAAGCCACCGATACCGCTGCATAAATCTACGTGACGCATCATGGTGTCACCCAATAACCGCCAACGGTTTTCTTGGCCTGTTCTACCGGGAGCAAAATACCTCTGGCATAACCACTATCACCCATCTTTATGGGGGTTTTGCCAAACCGCTCGACCAGCTCTTGTACAATTTTAGTTTTGATAATCCAAACTTCGGAGCCAATACCATGAACCCACAAGTCTGGGTTTGGACCTTTGGGATGTACCCCCGACGGTTTGTTGCCATCCATTGTTTGTATGGCAAGATTGCCGGTACGCTCGGCCTCAATATCGTTTTTGCATTCAGCAGTAATCGGAATAAAACCGTAATAGGGTACGTGTAGATTTATTCTCAAATCATACTTTCTATCTTCGCATTTCCAAGCTTCATGCCCACTTGCCCGGAAAAACTCTATCATTATTCTCTCGAAGCTCTCGCCTTGAGCTAGCTTTTTATGCCAATCAACGATGATAGGTTTCTTGCGTAGGCTCATTCTGATAGCCTAGTAACAATCGTATTGTAGTCTTGTGCAAACTGCTCATCCTGTTTGAGCCGTGCCTTTGCTTCTTTGTACATATGCACGATAGTCGAGTAGTCTCTATCAAAGGAACGACTGATAGCGGATAGGCTGTAGCCTGTCAGGTTTGCAGATAACAGATAGCATAGGGTCCGGGCATAGCTTATATCGGCTGTTCTTCGCCTTCCGAGTATGACACTCGTAGGAATATCTAAATGCTCGGCTGTAACGATTATAATTTTGCGGAGCGATACGGTTTTGGCGATATCTCGGAGATTTTCATCCCGATATATGTGGCTTCTACGAGTTTCTTCTTGAGTTTGTAGATTTCCGTCCGATACCCCTTCACATCCTCTACCACTATCTCCCCTTCTGGGGGTTGTACGTTCACTCTCGTATACTGAAAGTCTGCTATGTACGTGCATATCTTAGTCCTATTTACTTCAATCGGATATCTAGGATGAACCTTTAAGTTGATGATTTCCCCTGATTCCAACAATGGTTTTAATGTGTAAAGATAATGCGCTGCCTCTGCCTTGCTATCGAATTTATAGCCGTCAACCTCGACCCTTACGTTTCTAAACTTGGACAAAATTTACTTATCCCTACAATTAGTACTTGTACTATTGGATACCATCACCTATATTCTAAGTAAATCAGAACACAAGCTGAACGCTGAGTGAATTATAGGAGGGTAAAACAATGTTTTGGTTCGAGAGACAGTCTTACAAAGATTTTCACGCTGCCTTATTAGACGAGGTCATCAAAAGAAACGATGATGAAAACATCAAATGGGAAGACACAAGCTATAACAATGACACAACTGGTTCTATCGGTGTCAATATTTGCAATGACACAGAGACATATGTTCAGTTGTATGCTTTTGAAACTGAGAAAGATGCAAAAATTGAAGGTTTCGACCGATACATGGTTATTGTCTTAGTTGATGGGGCTGAAAGTTATAGTGATGAATACAATAACCGTGATGAAGCTATTAAAGATGCCATAGTGCAAGCTAAAAAATTAAATTCAGAATATATCCCAAACGTCATATAGGAGAGAGCTATGGTAATGCATAGACCAGAACATGGGATGCCCAAATCAGGGAAGTTTGGTGTATATGTGCGTGTTTCAACTGATAAGCAATCTGTTGAGAACCAGATGCACGGTATACACACTTACCTCAATGGTGGTGACCATGAAGTAAAATGGTTCAAAGAGGAGGGTGTCTCATCGACAACACCGTGGGACAATCGAGAAGAATTACAGAACTGTATCGATTACTGCCGGAAGACAGGCGCTACGTTTCTTATCTATTCTCTGTCGCGTCTTGCCCGATATCATTGGCAAGCACTGCGCTTCTTTTCTCAGGAAGTAGAGAAGGGGCATATAAAAATGGTGGTCGTTGATGACCCGTATATGGACGAGCAATCCGTACACTTCCGAGCTACCTTCGATGAGTACCAACGCAAACGCATCTCTGAGAATACCAAGCGTAGTCTAGAGCGCATCAAGCATGAAATCGAAACGAAGGGTGAGTATGTCACCAAAGAAGGTAAAACCATTACCAAGCTCGGGAACAACGACAGTATTTTGCAAACAAGCAAAAAAGGGAATGATGCACAAAAAGCATTGTTTGAGCAACGTGCATCGCAAGTCGAAGAGATTATCATGCATCTACGGGGTAGGGGAATGAGCTATCTGAAAATAGCTGAACAACTCAACTCTATGGGAGTACCATCCCCGACCAAAATGCGTAACCCGGACCTAGCCAGACGAGCTGAGTGGTACGCACCATCTGTTAGAAACTACATCAAAAAATTAGAGGAGAAATAAAATGAATAACGTAAATCCAGAAGCTTTAATCGAATTGCATGGCCGTCAGCCGGAGGATTATGTATCAGGATTAACCATGCCAGATGGCATTCCGCAGACAGGAAATTTCGTTGCGTGGAATGATTATTGTATGACTTTAGCCTATATGCAACTCACCGCAACCGCAGATAATTATGATAGTAAATATCGAAAATGCATCGAATATTTCAAATCAACTTTCCAAAAAATGAGTGTTTTTCGTCTTCTGTACCTACAGCATTCTGTCTCCGCTGAATACACCAAAGCATTCATTTACAAAAGATTGAACCTGACCAGAAGCTTTGTTTATAGTGTCATCAAAGATGCCGTCGAAGAGGGGTGGGTTACCGATGACGAGAACGGTGTGAACCTTACTCAGCATGGGGTAGAGGCTTTTAGGCATTATGCTACGAAGTGGTGGAAGGCAAACGAGAACAGTGGATTATCTGGACAATACTTTCGCGTCTGGCATAGCCGAAATGCTGAATTCGTTAAAGACAATATCTGTAATCAGTATTTACAAAAATACGTTTGAGCGATTTGACATCTGCAAAAACCCTTTTAATTATGAACACAAGGTGAAAGTATGGCTAACAGAAAGATAAAATATAATCCGACCGCTAGAGCAATCAGAAGGGGATTGATGCAATATAAAAAACGCATCGATATTCCCCTCTGG